ATTAGCCGACCGCCTCGACGGCAAGCCCGCGCAGCAGTTGCAGCACACGGGCGCGGACGATGGGCCGGTGCTGGCGAAGATCATTCGCGAGGTAATACCACCTGAAGGCAAGCCTTGAGCGCGCAGCTCAACGATTCTGCTTCAGAGTTACGCATCCCGGTTGCCGAGGTATTCGTCCCGCTGCTTGAGCCTGCGCGCTACAAGGGTGCTAAGGGCGGTCGCGGCTCAGGAAAATCGCATTTCTTCGCCGAGCTATGGCTCGATGAATCCATACGCGAGAAACTTGATTTCGTCTGCGTGCGCGAGCACCAGAAGTCGCTGCAATTCTCGGTGAAGAAGTTGCTCGAATCCAAGATCGAGCACTTCAACGCAGGCGCATATTTCCAGGTGCAGGACAAGAAAATCACTTCGCATGTCGGCGGGCTCACGATCTTCGAGGGCATGGCTAATCACACCGCCGACTCGATCAAGTCGCTGGAGGCGTTCGACCGCGCGTATTGCGAGGAGGGGCAAAAGCTATCGCAGCGCTCGCTCGATCTATTGCGCCCAACAATCCGCAAGGCAGGATCCGAACTGTGGTTCTCATGGAACCCTGACCAGCCAACAGACCCGGTGGATGCGTTGCTCCTCGCCGAGAAGCCGCCGCCAGGCAGCGTTGTTGTAACCGCAAACTATGAGGATAATCCTTGGTTCCCGAGTGAGTTGCGCGCCGAGATGGAGTACGACCGCGAGCGCGACCCCGAGAAGTACCAGCACATCTGGCTCGGCGGATACCAGCGGCGCTCTGAGACGCGCGTATTCAAGAATTGGAAGGTCGAGGAATTCGAACGTCCCGAGGGCACGATCTACCGCATGGGCGCTGACTGGGGCTATGCCATCGACCCGAGCGTTCTGATCCGATCCAGCATCGAAGGAAATCGGCTCTACGTCGATTACGAGGCGTACATGATCGGTTGCGAGATCGTGAACCTGCCAGATCTATTCGACCGAGTACCTGAATCTCACAAGTGGTTCATCACGGCGGATTCCGCTCGGCCTGAGACGATTTCGTACATGCAGAAGCACGGCTACCCGCGCATGAATGCCGCGATCAAGGGGCCTGGGTCGATTGAGGAGGGCGTCAACTTTCTGCAGAGCTTCGACATCATCGTGCATCCGCGCTGCGTGCACACGATTGACGAACTGACGATGTACTCGTACAAGACCGACCCGCTGACCGGCAAGGTGCTGCCGATTCTGCAGGACAAGAAGAACAACGTGATTGATGCCTTGCGATATGCTTGCGAGGGTGCGAGGAAGGCTAAGCCTCCGCGCCCGGTGGTGAAGGTGCGCCACGAGCGCGCAAATAGCGACCACGCCTGGATGGGGGGCTAAGCGTGCCCGTTGACGCCATAGATAAGCCGTCCACGCAAGGCTCGCGCGATCCCAAGCGTCGCGGCACGCGCACGGACAAGGCGGAAAAGGACTTCATGGCGACGGCTCGTAAGCGCCTGCAGATAGCTATCGAGTCCACGTCGATCAACCGCGTCTATCAGAACGACGACCTGCGCTTTGCCGCTGGGTCGCCGGACAACAAGTACCAGTGGCCCGAGCCTGTGCTGCGCTCAAGGGAAGGCGGCGGAGCGATCCCGCCACGGCCAACGCTGACGATCAATAAGCTCCCGCAGCACATTCACCAGATCACGAACGAGCAGCGCCAGAACCGGCCAGTCATCAAGGTGCTGCCGGTCGATGACAAGGGCGACAAGGAGGTCGCTGAAATCCTCGGCGGCATGGTGCGCCACATCGAGTACATGAGCGATGCTGATGCGCAATACTCGACGGCTGGCGAGTCTCAGGTGCAGCACGGCGAGGGTTATCTGCGCGTGCTGACGGACTACTGCGACGAGATGAGTTTTGAGCAGGACATCACGATTCAGGGGATGAAGAACTCGTTTAGCGTCTACCTTGATCCGATAGGGCTGCTACGCGATCCAACTGGGCGCTATTGCGAGTGGGGCTACATCGTGGAGGACATGCCGAAGGACGAGTACGTGCGGCAGTACCCGAAGGCCGACACGGTGAACTGGGAGTTGGTTGGTCAGGGAGACGAGTGGAAGGCGTGGTTTCCTGACAACGACACGGTGCGCGTGGCGGAGTATTTCTACTACGAGCACGAGGAAATGACGCTGTGCGAGTGGCCTGACGGGTCGAAGACGCTGAAGGAGGAGATGAACGAGGGGCTGTATGACGAGCTGGCTAAGCTCGGCATCGTGCCGGTCAACGAGCGGCGCACGGACATCAAGAAAGTGAAGTGGTGCAAGATGAACGGGCTTGCGCGGATTGAGGAACGGGACTGGGCCGGGAAGTACATCCCGATTGTGCGGATCATCGGCAACGAGTGGTTCATAGACGGCAAGACGATCACGAGCGGGATTGTGCGCAACGCGAAAGACGCGCAGCGCATGTTCAACTACTGGAAATCGACCGAGACGGAGATGCTGGCGCTCGCGCCGAAGTCGCCGTTTACGGGGCCTGCTGAGGCGTTCGAGGGCTATGAGGACGACTGGAAGGACGCGAACACCAAGCCGATAGCGTTCCTGAAGTACAACCAGTTTGGCGACAACGGGGAGAAGCTGGACCGGCCGATGCGCGAGCAAGCGCCGATGCCGCCGATAGGGATCGTTAATGCTGCGCTGGGCGCTGCGGACGACATCAAGTCTGCCACGGGGCAGTACGACCCGTCGCTCGGCAATAACCCGCAGGCTAAGTCTGGGATTGCGCTGCAGCGCGAGCAAAGGAAAAGCGATGTGGGGACGTTTCACTACATCGACAACCAGGCGCGCGGCGTGAAGCAGCTAGGGCGGCTTCTGATCGACCTGATACCGAGGACGTATGACACGAAGCGCATTGCTCGCGTGATGGGCGAGGATGAGAAGGTGGATCACGTCATGCTCGATCCGTCGCAGCAGCAGGCGGTGATGGAGCAGCCGAACGAGCGCGGTGGCATCGACAAGATTTACAACCCGAGCATCGGGCGCTACGACGTGATGGTGAGCGTGGGGCCTGGATATGCGTCCAAGCGACAGGAGGCTTCAGACCTGATGGCGCGGGTGCTGCAGGGCCAGCCCGAGCTGATGGCGAAGATGGGCGACCTGTATTTCGAGATGCTGGACGTGCCGGGTGCGGACAAGATAGCGGCGCGGTTGAGGAAGATGCTGCCGCCGGGTCTTGCCGAGGAAGATGAGGATGGCGATGATGCGCCTCCGATGGTGCAAACGCCCGAGGGGCCGCTGCCGGTGGACGCTGCGGGGCAGATGCTGACGCAGATGGGCATGCAGATTCAGGAGTTGAACGAGAGGCTGCAAAAGGCTGACGAGGCTGGGGCGCAGGCGAAGATTGCGGATGCTGAAACCAAGCGCATGGCGCAGGAGGCCGATGCTGCCGCTAAGGCGCGGGAGTTGGAGATCAAGGCTTACGAGGCCGAGACGAAGCGCATGGATGCGCAGTGCGCGATGCGGGCGCAGGAGCATGCGGAAACGGTTGCCGCACACGAGGCGAGCGAGCGGGCTGACGTACACGAGGATGAAATGGGCATGGAGCGCGACAAGGAAGCTGCCGCTGCTGCGGCATCGGCGAAGGAAGATGAGGCCAGGCAGACTGCGGAACGCGACACGTCGAACATGGAGGCGATGCTGCAGGCGATGCAGGAGCATCAGCAGATGCTGGAGAAGGTGTTGAAAGTAGCGACGGCTCCCCGCAAGAGCAGGCTGATCGAGGACAAGGACGGCAATCCGATTGAATCTATTAGCGAGGTAATGGAATGAATAACGTAAATGCACAGAACGCGAAGGTATCGGGGCATGCTACGCGCGGTCGCGCGTCCGAGGCATCGCTGCAGGCGCAACCGGCGCGCATTACGGCGCAGATTGTGGTGCGCGACAAGGACGGCAACGTGAAATACGAGGGGCCGCTGGTAATGCAAGTACAGCAAGCACAAGGAGGTACAGATGGCAGTCACACATAGCACCGCAGCCCGTAATGCTGCAGCAGACGCGGTAGTAGATTTGCTTGACGCGGGGACGCCCCCTGGCGATCTCGTTTTTCTGACGAGCGGTGACGCAACGGTCTGTACGATTGCGTTCGAGACGACCGCGTTCGGCGCTGCATCGAGCGGCATCGCAACTATGGCGCAGGGCAGCGGCAAGACGAGCGATGGTGCGACTGCCGGGACGATTGCTAAGGCAGAGTTTCGCAACGCGGCAGCTACGGCGGTTATTTTCTGTGCTGTCAGCACGACCGGCAGCGACATCAACATTCCCGGCGGGCTGACGCTTGCCACGAATGACACAGTGACCGTTACCACGCTTACTTACACTGCTCCAGCATGATTTGACTTTCTGACTTAGGAGAAAAGCAATGCAAATCTATCAATTTACCGCCAACGGTGGACCCAACATCCTGATCGAAAACGCCCTCGGAGTTAGCAACCAGGTAATGCCGGGCGGTATCGTCGGGGTTCCGTACAGCCACGGGTTTCTGCCTGTCAACGGCGTGGCCCCTTATGATTTCTCTCTTGTGAGCGGCGCTTTCCCCGCCGGTCTGACCATGGACGAGGCAGGGGTGGTGAGCGGTGTGCCTACGACCGCAGGCAGTTTTGCGCCGCCTGTGATCCAGGTTCAGAGCGCGTAGGCGCGCGGTGCAGGTCTATCAGTTTCAGCCGCCGTCGATTGTCATCGCACCTTCCGCAGCGCAGACAGTATTTTCGACGACATTCAACCTCCCTCCTTGGACGCAGGGGGGGGGACTCAGTCCATTGCCCGCCGATGATTTGATTCGGCGTTACGGGGACTGGACGGCGGCTGGGCAGCCAGACGCCATCATCGCAGCGGCTAACTATCCAGGCGGTGGG